CTAGGGGGTGTCGTCGTAGCGCAGTACGGCCAGCACGGTCACGTCGATGTCGTCTATCTGGGCCGTGGCGGCTATGCGCGTCAGCCCGGGTTCGAGAGCGCAGGGGTTGAGCTGGTCGAGCCCCAGCATCTCGGCTGCTGCGACCGCCACCTGCTGGGCGTCGGCGCCGGGAAGGAATGCCTCGACCCGGCCGACGAGCCGTCCAGGGCCGACTTCCCACAGCACGCGCGGGGACAGATCGGGGTGCTCGGTGAAGAGCTTTCCGAGGAGGCGGTAGGCGTTGTCCCGCCAGGTCGCGCGGTCGGCGTCAGTGATCAAGGGGAGCATGCTGGTCACATCTCCCCCCAGGCGGGCGTGTGCTCGCGCACGCCGCCCCGGCACAGCCTTTGCTGCTGCGTGTCCAGCAGGCGTATCCCGTACCCGTCCCGGTAGGTGTCGAGGAAGGCCTGGCATACGGTGCAGAAGTTGCGCTTCGGCCCGCGGTAGCCGTTAGGCCGGATCTCCAGCTCGTACAACTCCATCAGGTACTGCCGGCGGTTGAAGGCCGTGTCGCCGGTCAGCTTCTCGGGCCAGAAGTTCGTCATGCCGCCCGCCTCCACAGGTAGGCCAGCCGCAGGATCGCTGCCTTGATGTGCGCCTGCTCTTCGTTGACAGCGGTCGCCTGGTCGCCGGAGGTCTTGTGCTGGAGGTGGATGACGCCATCGGCGTCCTGGACGTGGCAGTTGGGGATGCGGAGGGCCATGTCTCCGAATGTCCAACGCAGCAGGTCACACGCTCAACGAGGTTTCTCGAAGTTTCTTAAAGATCTTCACTGGCCTTGGCGATCATCTCCTCCGCCCGGCGACCGTAACCGGCCAACCGGACCAGCCCCTTGAAGTGCCGCTCGTACAGCGCGATCTCGTGCGGCTGTGTCAGGCTGATCCCCGCCGTCACCGTCTCCGTCATCACCACCCGCGCATCGAAGATCCAATAGCCAGCGTGCGGGCCCAACTCGTAATCGGCCTCCCGAGGCACCACGCCGACCCTCAGTCGCGGCAGAGCGGCCATCTCGGCCAGCAGGTGACCCAACTGCTCACGCATCACCCCAGCGCCCCCCACACGCGTATACAGGGCCTGCTCGGCGAGCACCACGTGGAAGTGCCGAGTCCCCATGCGCAGGATCGACTGCCGACCGATGCGAGCCGCGACCGCGGCATCCAGGTCGTCAGCCGGCACCTCGTAGAACGCCATCGACCGGGCCATGATGGCGCGGGCATACGCCCGGGTCTGGACGAACCCCGGGATGTGGAACGGCTCCCAGATCCGCCACCGCGTCGTCGACAGGTCCTCAGTACTCAAGGCCCGCTGCACCCGGCGCTGGCCAGCACGCATCTGGCGGCGCCACTCCACATACTGCTGCTCGATCGCCCGCGCGGTCGCGATCAACTCCGGGATCTGATCCTCGGCGCCGCAGATCCGGCACCAGACGCGAATGTCCTCCGCGCTCGGCGCCTGCCACCCGCCCTCCAACTTCGACACCCGTGGAGGACGCCATCCGGCCCGCGTGGCCAGCTCCCGCCCGGTGAGCTCCGCATCGCGGCGGATCTCACGTAGCCGGGAGCCGAGGGCCTCGCGGGCCGGGTCAGTGGGCGCGGGCACGAGCGCAGCAGGGGTCAGACAGGCTGCATGTACTCGGAGCGCACATACTCGGCGTGCGGGATGGCCCGGTCCCAGACGAGATCACGTGCGACACGGTAGCGGCTGATCAGGCCGGGATCCGTCTCGGACGCGAACGCACCCTTGCGTCCGTCACCGGGGAACACGCTGAGGACGAGCTGGTCGTCGTCGAACAGCCAGCAGTCCTCGACCGGGAAGTCCACGTCCACGGCGAGGTGGCGCGGTAGATAGCGGATATCCTCGCCCGCCGCGACGTTGTCGCCGGCGATCGCCAGCAACCAGCGGGTGTAGGTGGAGTGCGGTACGGTCACCACGCGCACGCGCTGGATGACGCATCCGGCGTCCGTCCGCTCGCGCAGGAAGCCCTGCCACGGTCGGCGCCACGCGTGATCGTCGTACTCGCCCGCCTGCCACTTCCGCAGCGGTTCCGCCTCGGAGTCGACGTGGTAGGCGTCCTTGAGCTCCAGGTGGAAGGCGCGTACGCCTGGCTGGAAGTGCTCGCGGAAGGCGTCGCCGCTGATCAGGTTCACCCGTCGCCCTTCGGCAGGTGGTTCATGAGCACTGTCGGGACCCTGAGCACGAGCTCGCCGGCAGGGACGGTGCCGATCGCGGCCAGGCTGTCCGAGTCGGTGACCTCCCAGCCCTGGAGGACGTACTCGTCGCGCTCGTCGTCGAGCCACAGGGTCGGCGAGTTGCCGCCGTCCGTTTCCTTGCCGAGGAAGTGCAGGGCCATCAGATCTCCCTTGAGAGTTTCTCGGAGTTTCCCGACTAGCGGATCGTCTCCGGATGCATCCTGGTCGTCAAGGAGAGAAGAGTGTGGCCGCGGCCGTCCGCACTACGCGTCCGGGTGCCCGCTCAGGCGCTGGACGAGGGTGCGGGCGCGGGCCACCTCCGCGGCCAGGGCATCGAGGGCGCGTTCGGCCTCAGCGAGGTCGGGTGCGAGGGCGTCGCCCTTGGCGATCCAGATCTGTTCGTTGATGGCCTCGGCCGCGTGCCTCACGGGGTGGAGCACGGAGACGAGGGCGACGCGGTCGAGCTCGTTCATGCAGGTCACCCTACACCGCGACTCGAAACTCTGTTCGGGTGAATGTCCACATCTGGCCATGCCGGTCACGTATACAACGCCAACCACATACGTGTCTGGAGCGTCCCAACGCTCACCCCTCGCGCGTCCTCAGGAGGCTCACCATGTCCCAGCCGTACGGGCAGCAGCCCACCCACGCCAGCCCGCAACAGGGGTACCCGCCACACAACGGATACGGCGGCCCGCCACCCCCACCGCGCCGCAAGAAGAGCAGCGCCCCTATCGTGCTGATCGTCCTCGCCGTGGTCGCCCTCGTCCTGTTCGGCGGCTGCGCCGTGCTCGTCGCCGCAGTCGGCGGCAGCGATCAGAAGCCGACGATCGCCAGCCAGGAGAACGCCGGCGCCGGTGAGCAGGCGAGTGCGAAGCCGCCGAAGAAGGAGAAGCCGAAGCCTGAGACCGCGGGCATCGGCGACGTGGTGAAGGACGGCAAGTTCTCGTTCAAGGTCACCCGACTGGAAAGGCGCGGCCAGGTCGGCGGCGAGTTCTTGAACAAGGACGCGCAGGGAGTGTTCCTGCTCGTGCACGTCACGGTGAAGAACGTCAGCGACGAGGCCCAGGCCTTCAGCGGTTCTGCGCAGAAGCTCTTCGACGGCAAGGGCGCGGAGTATGAGGCCAGCTCGGAGGCAGCCATCTACCTCCAGGACTCCAAGTCCCTGTACGAGAAGATCAACCCCGGCAACTCGGTGAAGGGCGTGGTGCTCTTCGACATTCCGAAGACCGTCAAGCCCGCGTCGATCGAGCTGCACGACTCGATGTTCTCCGGTGGGATCAAGGTGAGGCTGTCATGACAAACATCTGGTACGAGCGCGATCTCCCAGTACTTCAGGCGATCGTGTTGCTCAAGGACGAGAGCCCAGGGCAGCCGATCTCCCGTGAGCGCGTCGTCGAAGCAACCGCGATGGATCCTGACACGGTACGGCGCGCGCTCTACTCGCTGATGGACGAGCCCTACCTGGAGACAGACGGCTCGCTCAACGACAATCATGAGTACGTCAAGAAGGTGCTGGGCAACGGAAAGCGTGCGGCCGAGTTCTGGCCCACACCTGACAACGTCGCCGAACTACTCCGTGACGCGCTCCTGCAGGCGGCGGACCGGGAGCCAGACGAAGAGAAGCGGGGCAAGCTACGAGCCCTAGGCGCCTGGCTCGGCGAGGGAGGCCGTGACACGGTGAGCGGCGCCTTCGGCAGCATGCTCGGAACCTTGCTCGGCGGCGGATAGGCATCCCCAATGTTGAAGAAAGCCCCCGCCCCTTCCCGAAGGAAGGAGCGGGGGCGATCGCGTTTCTGGGGACGTCAGGGGCGTTCGACCCAGCCCTGGACAACGAGCTGCCGGCCGCGGTCGTCGCGCGGGTCGGCGACCGGGGTCACCTTGCGCTGCGACGTGAACCAGGCCCAGGCGAACAGGGCCGCGTCGAAGAGCTGCTCGACGCCGGTCTCGGTGAGTTCCCACTCGGGCGGGATCCAGCCGAGTGCGATGCCGAGTCGGGCGAGACCCATGAGGACCAGGGCGAGCGCGCCGCGCACGAGCAGCGGGTAGCGGACGGCGAATGGGGCCTTGGGGGCAGGATGCATGGCCTTCTCCTCCTTGGAGACGACGAAGCCCCGGCCAGCAGGCTCGGGGCAAGGGCGACCGAGAACGGTCAGGAGGTGGGGGTTGGCGACGGCGACGGCGTGACCTTGACGCAGTTGAACCGCGGTGTGCCGGCCGCGTTCGCCCCGTTGGGCTTGCAGGTGGCGGTGGTGCCGTCAAAGGTCAGCTCGAACCCTTTCAGCGGCTTCACCAGCGCGTCCACGCCGGACCTGGAGTAGAAGGTCACCTTCCTCTCCGTGGACTTGCACGAGCCGGACACCGACTTCGTGAGCGCGTTCCGCTCCAGAACCCTGAGGTATCCGGTGGCCTTGGAGATGCAGCCGCCGTACGACTTGGCGGGCTCGGTCCAGGCCGTCGCGGCGACCGCGCCGGCGCCTCCGCCGGCGAGCACCAGCGCGCTGGCGGCGAGGATGGCGAGGGTCTTCTTCACGGGTGCTCCTTGGGTAGGGCAGCCCAGCACGCGGCGGTCCAGTGCAGGCCGGTGCCGAGCTTGTGACGGGACTTGAACTGCTCGACGAGGGCCATCAGGTCCGGGTCCTCGGCCGTGTAGAGCTGGCTGGTCTGGTCGGCGGCGCCCAGGGCGCGCCGGATGGTGACGACGTGCTCGGAGCTATCGCCGGGGCGCAGCTCGGGCAGCTTGGCCGGTGGCCGGGCGGCGAGCAGGTGGGCGACGTCGGTGCGGAAGGCGTTCATGTTGATCGAGTGGGGGTCGGGCTTGCCGCGGTTGACCTCGCGATGCGCCCGTACGCGCGAGGCCGGGAGTTCGTACTCGCGGCAGAGTTCGGCGCACAGCGCCTTGTAGGCGTCCAGTTGGCGCTCGGGCCAGGGTTCGCGGCCGTTGTTCTCCGCCTCGATCCCGAGGCTGCTGGAGTTGTCGTGGTGCGGCGAGGTAGAAGGGGCGTTGTGCCAGCAGCGGCCCGCGGCCACGACGAAGATGGTGCCGTCCCGTCGGAGCCAGAACTGCGACAGCGGCCCGTCCAGGCCCGGCCGGCCGTCACGGACCACGTGCAGATCGTCGCGTCCGGCGGTGTGGTGGCAGACGATCCCCTCCACGCTCGGCTGCGGCCCGTGGCCGCGGCTCTTCCAGCCGGGGCACTCGACGACGGGGTAGCCGGTACGGCGGGCGACGGTGGCGAGCCGGGTGAGCCACGGCATGGTCAGCCTCCTCGGGTGAGGGCGATGAGGGTGAGCACGAGCGAGGCGAGCGCAATGAGGGCGGCCAGCGAGGGGAGTGGCCAGCGCCCGCGCTCCAGCACTCGGATGCGGCCCTCGTGGTCGTTCATGTCCTTGGCGAGCTCGCCGTGGGCCTGGGCGACCTGCTCGACCTTGCCGTCGATCTTGTCGAGCTTGCGGTCGGTCTGCAGGAGCTGGTCGTAGATCTCCCGCGCTCCGATCTGGACGGGGCCGAGGGGGTCGGGCTGCGTCACGAGGGCTCCGTTCAGGTGTCGATGATGTTGCCGCCGCGCAGGCTGATCAGCAGTTCCTTCAGGTCAAAGAAGAGGGCGGCGATGCCGGTGGACTGTGCCTGCGCGTAGGCCTGCGTGTAGGTGGCGGGTGCGTCACTCAGATCGAAGTCCGTCTGCGACACCGCGGCGCCCCTCGGGAAGTCGATGGTCAGGCCGGGCCGCACCCGCTGGGCGGCTTCCAGCTTCTGCAGGCGCCGCTCCATGTCGCGCAGGATGCGTTCCAGGTCGGCCCCGTACTGGTCAGTCACGTCACGGCACCTCCACACTCTCAAGGGTCAAGGTGACCTCTTCGCGGCCGCGGCCCTTGCCGGTGGGCCGCACTTCGATGCCGATGATGCGCTCGGAGATGTCCAACCCGGCGCCGCCGTCTTCGCGCTCATGCCACACGTCCGTGATGAGGAGGCGGGCGTAGTCGCCGAGCGAGTTCATGGTGAGGGTCGATTTGCGGGAGGGCAGGACGGTGACGGTGCGCACCCAGAGGGCTCCGCCCGCGACGGTGGCGTAGTAGGTGGCGAGTGTGTCGAGCTCGTCTTGGTCGAGTGACTGGGTGGGGTGGTCGACGAGGTGGTCGATCCGCGCCCAGCCGGCCGCCCGGTGCGGGGTGGTGACCAGCTCGGACATGAGCGGCACCGCGGTCTCTTGGGCCTCCACCTGCGGTGTGCCGCCGCGGACCTGCCAGTCCGTACCGCCGCGCAACGCGTCCATGTCGAGGCCGTAGGAGTCGATGTCACCACCGTGCGGCGACGTGGAGAACACGTGCTGGATGCTGGTGCTGATCTTGGGCGCTCCCCACACCCACGTCGAAACGACGTCGCCGGACTCGTCGACGGTCTCGGCCAGGAAGTACTCGAAGCCGTTCCCGGTACGGCTGAACTCCTGCACCACCCGGCCGTACGACGTGGCGTCGGCCGCTTTAATCAGCAGCGGCCGAACCTCGCCGGTGCCGCCAGTCTGGAAGACGATGCCGAGATCCCCGCCGAGCTTGGTGAGCCCGTGAGCCAGCACAAACCTTGCGTTGTCGATCTGCTCGTCATCGGAGCCGTCGAGCGTCTCGGTGACGCGCAACGAGAACCAGACCGCGTCCAAGGTGCTGGCGCGCAGCTCGATCGCGATCTTCCCGTCAGTGCCGCGTGAGAGGCGGGCGCCGGTCAGCCAGTACCGGCCGCGCAGCTCGCCGTCCCGCCACACGCGGATCTGGACCCGGCCGGGGCCGGTCGTCAGATCGCTCTTGAGTTTGGGGATGATCCGCCGTAGGGCGGCGGCCACCCTCGTGTTCGGGATGGGGAGCGAGCAGGAGAAGCGGCCGGGTTCGCGGATGCGCTTGGAGTAGACGGGGTCGCGCGGGTAGATGTCGTCGATGTATTCGCCGGTGAGCAGGTCGTGGGCGGTGTAGCGGTAGAGGGCCCGGCCCTTGACCGCGTAAGCGGGCACCGGCGGCGGCTCCGGGGTGTAGTCGCCCGGGGCGACGATGAGCGTCCACGCCTCCCACGCGGCGACGACCGCCAATCCGGGGTCGATGTGGCGGACCGGCAGGGCGGCGCTGGAGAGCGACGTGCGCGCGCCCAGGAACACCGAGGTGCTCGCCCCGTCGTGGGCCTGCGCCTCGACCGTCATGCCCTCGTCGGCGAACGTGATGGGCACGATCGGGTTGCCGCCCACGCAGTAGCGCACCTCGACGCCCGCAGCCACCCCCGGCGAGGCGGCCGGGCACGGGACCCCGGCCTCGGGGGCAAGGCCTCCGGAGTCGACGACGGCCAGGATGCCGGACAGGGTGGCGCCGCGCAGGTGCAGCAGCCCGACGAGGCCACGGTCACCGTCCCCCAGCTCGACGCTGTAGCTGCTCGGGTTGTCCGGGCCGGCGACGGATCCGTAGAGGCGGGTGCCCTCGAACTCGGCCTGCTGCGTCCACGGGGCGCCGCCGGTGATGTCGATGTCGGCCAGGTCGCCGTTGGTGGTGACGAAGGCGTACAGGGTGTCGCCGGCCATCACCCCGCTGGGGGCGTCGACGAGATCGAACGGCCCCGTGATGGGGGTGACGGTCGCGGCGCGCGGCGTGGCGGTTCCCGGCACGATCCACCCCCTCAGCTGATGGCGTGGCGCCAGAAAGTCTCCATACCGGCGCTGCCGCCGGTGTCCGCCGTGTAGAGCAGCTCGTTGGCGCCGGGGTCGAAGACGAAGTCCTGGATGGACGTGCTGCCGTCGACGAGGTCGTTGAGATGGTTCACGTCGCCGATCGAGGCAGTGCCCTCTTTCACGTCGATCACCAGGGTTTGGCCGGAGCCGATGACGGTGTCGAAGGCGATCACCCGGTCGTTGGTCAGGTTCTCGACCTGGACGCCGGTGGCTGGGCCGGGGAAGCGCAGCTCTCCTGGTGTCGCGTCGTTGCCGTCGTTGAGGATGCTGGTCTGCACGTCCTTGGCGATGGTGAGCGAGGAGCGGACCGGGTCATACCGGCGGGGGTCGCTCGCGGTCCATTGGAGGCCGCCGTGCATCAGGCCGAGCCGTGCTCGGCGGTCGATCGGGCCGGGCTTGCGGTCGGAGAGGAAGGCGCGGACGAGCCGGGGTTGGATGTCGTCGAAGTCCCAGATGACCAGCCAGCCCTCGTCTGAGGTTTGGGCCGGCCCGGTGGCCATGATCAGATCGTGCACGACCTGGCCGATCTGGTCGCGCGGGGCCTTGATCAGCATGCCCCAGTTGATGACGCGCTCCCCGCTGTACGGCTGGCCCGGGTAGGAGCCCGAGGAGTCGGGCCGGTCCACGTTGCCGGAGATGAACGGTGCGCTGTCGATCCAGCCTTCGAGCCGCTGCCAGGAGTACGGGGTGAGCGACCCGAGGAGGGTCCCGTTCCATTCGATCTGGCCAGGCCTCGTGATCGCGTCACCTGGCAGGACCGGCACGGTCGCCATGATCGCGGGTACGGCGGCGGCCACCGCGACCGGGGACAAGGTGACGTGCGCGTCCGCCTGGATGGTCGGCGCGTACAACTGGAGGACGGCGGCGATGGTGGCCAGGGTCGCGTCCGAGCTTGCCGCCAGCTGCGGTGCCGGAACGTCTGCGGCCGCGGCGATGGTGGTGGGTTCGACGACCTCGGTGTTCTCGGTCGTGACGCTGGGGTCGGGCACGCCGACCGTGGCGGGGACGGTGTCCGGGTGCAGGTTCGACCCGGCCGACACGGCGGCGGCGGGCACCGTCGTGGTGACCGCCGTGGTGGCTGGCACCGGGGAGGCGGACACCGTGGCGACAACGCCCGGCACCGTGGCGGCGGTCGCGACCGTGGTGGTTTCGATGCTGGCGTCTGTGGATGCGGGTTTGATCTCCAGTGCCGCCCACGTCCAGTCGGCATCGTCGGTCCCGGTCGCGTCCGCACTGAACGACACCGCCGAGCCGCTGGTGGGGGTGTTGGCGGACTTGCGGATCGCGATGCCGAAAAAGTCGCCGAACGCGTGGGTGGCGGTGAACGGGAAACCGGTGTCGCCGCCGGCCACGGTCACCGCGCCGAGGCTGTTGTCCTCGACGGCGACGAAGAACCCGCGCGAGTTCGCGGCCGAGCTGGTGTAGCCGGTGACGTTGAGCGTGTTCGTCGTGGAGGCGTTGTTGCCGGTGTTGCCGATCGGGCTCGCATGCTGACCGGTGACGGCATCGACCTTGATGGCGCCCGCCACGACGCCGAACGACTCGGTGATGGTCAGGGTGACGGTCATCGCGCCGGAGCCGGTGACCGGCGCTGTCCAGATCTCCACCCACGGCCCGTCGGCGCTCCGCTGGACACGCCGGGTCCAGGTGAGGCCGCCGCCGGACACGGCGGGAGCGTTCCCCGACAGGGCGGCCACCATCGCCACCAGCAACCCGCCGGCCGGGCGGGTGAAACTCGCGGTGGTCACCGTGGTGTTGCTGTCGTCGGCCACCGCCGGTGACGCGCCGTCGATCGCGATCGCCACGTGTACCCACCTCCTCGTCTACGGGTGAGTGGGCAAGTGGGCGGGTGGGCGCGCTGGCTACGGCGGGGTGAGGTCGAAGGTGACGAGTCCGTTGGAGTGCGGCGTGACGAGGAGTGTTCCGTCGGCCGTGTTGTAGGCGGTGACGAGGTCGACGCCGAACATGAGTGGGTCGCCGCTGACCGCATCCGCGTAGTGGTCGATGAACCTGACGCCACTGAGGGTGCTGCCGGTCCACTGGTAGGCGTTCGAGCTGAACTTGCTGACTCCGGCGCCGGGACGGGTGAACGCGGTGCCGGTGAAGACCACACCGCCCGGCGTATAGCCGGTGCCGCTGATCTCGTTGGTTGTGCCGTAGGCGGTGTTGGCGTTGAAGTCGGCCGCCCCGGCGCGGGTGGCGTTGTAGAGCGCCGCCTTGTGATCCTCGGCATCCCAGACGAGTCCGAGCGCGGTCGCGTCGAGGATGTCCTCGAACGTCGGCAGGTACACACCGGATGCCATGTCAGCCGTCCTTCCTGGCAGTGGCGCGGGCGCGCGACGTCACGGTGATGCTGGGCACGGTCACGTCCGCGCTGTCCGGCGGGAGATCCGGCGGGACCGGATCACCGACCACGACCCCGCCGAGCGCCTCCAGCTCGCGCCGGAGCGGTACGGCGAGCGCAGTCAGCTCGTCGAGCTCGGCGTGCGCGGCGGCGAGCGTGAGCTCGACCTCGGCGCGGGCCTGCGGATCCTCCTGAGCGTCGTTCTTGCCGGTCTTGACCAACATCGGCGCGGCGAGGATCTCCTCCAGGCGCGGAATCGTGCGGGTCTGGAGTTTGTCGATCTCGGCCTCGCGCCGCAGCCACGTCCGCGTCTCCTCCAGCCGCGTGGCGGCCTCCACCTTGGCCTGCTTCGCCTCCCGGATGGCGTCCGGGTCGCCGCTCTCAACGGCCGACCAGTACGCCTCCTTCGCCTGGTAGAGGGCTTCCTCGATGGGCTCCAGCGCGTCTTCCAGGGCGCGGACCGCCTGGCGCTGCCGTTGCCCGTGGCGCACGATGCGCTTCATCTGTACTCCTTGCTGATCGTGACGCCCGTCCACGGGTTGATGCTGAGGTGGGGCAGGACGACGCGCGCGTCCTGCCCCGTCCAGCGCATGCGCACGTGGTTGCCGTGCTGATCCTTAATGACCTTGATCCAGTGGCCGGTGACGATGTCCCGGTACTCCCGCACCACCGGCCGAATCTGGTGCGACCAGCCGCGCGGCCGGGCCGCCACGGACCGGAGCCGCCGTAGGTCGGATTCGGTGTATCCCTGCACGCTCATGCTGACCTCCGAGTCAGACCAGGCCGGACGCGAGCACGTTGAAGCCCACGTTCCGGCCGATCTTGTCGATATCCGGCTCCTCGCGGACCACGCTGTTGGACATGTCGACGTTCACCGTCACCCCGGACGCGGGCGGCGGACCCTGCGGTACTCCGTCCAGCCCGGTCGAGGCCGACCCGCCGACCCGGCCGCCCGCCGTCGCGACGGACGCGTCCACGGGCCCGCCAGGCTGCATACCGGCCACCATCCGGCCGAGCGAACCCGCGGCCTGGTTGGCGATCTGGTTGGCGACGCCGGTGATGGCGGTGAGCGCCATGGGTCCGCCGGTGGTGATGCCGAGGGCGAGGCCGGCCATGGTGTCGAGGCCGACGTCGGCCATCACCTGACTGGGACTCTTGATCTTGAGCTCGCGCTTGATCGCCGACACGAGAGCTTTTACGATCTTCGTCATCTGCGCGTCGAGCTTCGCCAGGCTGTCCTCAAGGCCCTTCAGATAGCCCTGACCTGCCTTTTTGCCCACGTCGTACAGCGCGTCCGCGCCGCTCTTCCCGAGCTGCTTCGACATGTTGTCGATCTGCTTCTGGGCCTTGTTGATCGCCTTGATCTCGCTGCCGTCAGCCCCGACCAGCATCTCCGCGAGGCTCCCGCCGCCCTCGACACCCGCGTCGATGATCTGCTTCAACGTGGTCTTGTTCAGACCCCGCTCGGCCAGGCGCTTGATGTCATTGGCGAAGTCCTTGATCTGCTGGGCCCTCGATTTCAACGCGCCCGAGAAGTCGCCGCTGTTGAGCTCCTCCTCCGACAGGCCCGTGATGCTGGCCCACTCCTTCGCATCGCCAGCGACCTGCTTGGCGTACTCCTTCGCCTCCGCCAGCCGCTTCACCAACGCCTCGCGCTGATCGGCCAGCTTGGCCAGCGAGTCGTTCCCCTTGGTCACGAACGCGAGCAGGTGGTCCTTTGTCTCCGGCATCGACGCGAAGGCGGCCTTGATCTGATCGACCATCCGCTTGACGGTGTCGACGGCCCGGCCTTCTTCCGAGGTCAGGCCCTGAATCAAGCCCTCTACAGTCCAGCGGCCGATCTCTGCGAAGACCCGGCTCGGGGAGCTGATGCCGAGGAGGTTCTTGGCCCCGTCGACGGCGGACTTGACCACGCCCTTGGCCGCATCCACAGCCTGTGACGCCGTCGCCTTGATGCCGTTGACCAGGCCATTGATGAGATCACGGCCCGCTTGGACGAGCAGAGCGCCCATGTTGCCGAGTCCGGCCTTGATCTGGCCGGGGATCGACTTGACGTAGGTGATCGCAAGCTTGACCGCGTCGGAGATGGTCTTGGTGACCTTGGACCAGCTGAGGTTGGTGATGCCGGTGACGTACTCCCAGGCGGCCAGCATCTGATTGCCAATGGACTTGACTGCACCGACGAGGATGGATTCGACGATCTTCCAGAGGCCGTCCCAGATCTTCTCCAGGCCTTTGGCCATGCGGTCCCAGTCGCCGGTGAAGAGGCCGATGGCGGCTTCGAGGATGCCGCCGATGGTCTGCCAGAGGCCGTTCCAGATGCCGAGGAAGGTGTCGACGAGGTTGGCGAGCTGGTCGAGGATGTCGTCGCCGAACTCGTCCCACAGCAGGGAGATGAGTTCGATGGCGGAGGAGATCGCGTCGGAGGCGGTCTTCCACCCGGATTCGAGGGACGCGCCCCATTCCGAGATCTTGGACTGGTTGTCGCCGATCCACTGCTGGACGGTGGCGAAGACGTCGCCGAAGAACGCCTTGACCTGGGCGACGATCTCGCCCACGCGGGCGGCCCACGCGCCCAGGGTGGTGCCGGAGTCGTTCCATGCGGCCTTGAATTCCTCGATCTTGACGAGTCCCCAGGCGATGAAGTTGAAGAAGCCGTTGACCGCTCCGCCCAGCGTGGTGAGGAAGAACTCGGCGACGGGCATGCCCTTCTCGACGATGCCGGGCAGCTTGTCGATCAGGTTGTCGATGACGTCGATGGCGACATCGAAGGCCTTCGTGATCAGGGGTGCGCTCTTGCGGAAGACCTCGGCGAGCATGTCGCCGAGCGGGAGGATCTTGCCCTGGAGCCGCTCCAGCCCGTCGAGGATCGGGCCGCGCAGCGGGGCGGCGGCCTTCTGGAAGACCTCCAGCGCCGACTTTCCCAGGTCAGTGAGCTCCTTCTTGACCTCCTTGTTGGCGGCCAGGAAAGCGCCCAACCCCACCACGCCGAGGGCGAGCGCGCCACCGATCGCGGCCACGGCCGCCGCTGTGGCCAGCGCCGCCACCCCAAGCCCGACGACTGCGACGGTGGCGAACTTGGAGACGCCGAGCACGCCGGCGACTCCTGCCTGGGCGACGTCGAGGGCGCCCCCCAGGGCGTTCGTGATGCGGGAGCCGTTGCGCTCGGCCCCGTCGCCAAGCCCGTCGAACAAGGTGGTGCCCTGGGAGACGAACCGTCCTCGCGCGTCACGCAGGCGGCCGTCAGCGCCGCGCACGAACGCCTCGGCCGCCCGTTCCCCAGCAACGCCCGCGACGTCCTCGGCCACGACCAGCGCGTCGCCGAGCTCATCCGTGAGCGCCATGCCCGTTCGCCGGCCGCCCTTGCGCGCAGCCTTCTCGGTGTCCTTGAGGGCATCCTCGACGCCGTCGACGAGCTGGGCGAGATCAGCCAGGGCCTCGTCCGGGTCCATGCCGTCGCCGATAGAGTCGGCCACCCGGGCGAACGCTGATGCGACCCGGGACTCTATCGAGCCGCTGGTGGAGCTGACCGCGGTGTCGAGCCGGTGGAACCTTCGCTCGACGCTGTCGACGCCGCGGTGGAACGGCTTGTCCTCCAGGTCGATGTAGCCGACAAGCTCGCCCACGGTCATGCTCACGAGAGGTCACCGCCTCTCGCGTTCACAGGGTGCTGAGGTAGGAGTTGGCCTGTTCGCCGCGAAGCTCCAGCGGCTCGTTGGCGGTGACGAGCCGATAGATGGAGTCCTTGGACAGGCCGACGACGAGGGCGGCGAACTCGCGGCGGGTGAGTTGGCCTATTTGCCTCTTCGTGAGCTGGTACTCGCGCCGGAAGTCGGCTTCGATGAGCGTCCAGTACTTCCTGATCCGCCAGTCCTCGGGGTCGAGCTCTTCGCTTTTCCCGACTGCTGTTTGTCCCGCACCATCTCGTACGCCTCGCGGAAGCTGAGTTCGCGGCCCTTGCCGTTGGCCATGCCCCACGCGAGCACGACCTCGAACTCGCGGCCGCTCATGCCAGCGGCGATCCAGGCGTCGAGCACGTCGACGCCGAAGAGATCGGCGAGGAGCTCCTTGAACGCGTCTTCGGACCCGGAGTCCTTGAGTTGGTCGGTCTTGCGCTCGAACAGCAGAGGCAAGTCGTGAGGGACGCGCACGGTGACGCCGCGAATGACTTGGGTCGGCGGGCCCTTGCGCTCATCAGCTTCCTGCCGCTGGACCTCGGCCCAGAAGTCGTCCCACCCCTGAGTCTCGGCGGCGTCAGCGACGGCTTGATCGATGGCGTCGTGCAGGTCGGCGTTGGGGTCGATCGGCTCGGAGTTCGACATGGTCAGGCCACCGCCGCGATGGTGGAGCGACCGCACTTGGTGATCGTGGCCGCCCACGCGCTCTTGTCGTTGGTGGCGCCGCCGGTCTCGCCCAGGCTGACGGTGCATCGCCAGATGACCCAGGTCTGGCTGAGCGGATGCCGGAACCGGACTCGTCCCTGGGAGGAGGCGTAGCCGACCTTGTCTTCGCCGGCCATCTCCTCGACGCGGGCCCGGCCAGGCTGGAGGGCGCCGGTGGCGTCGTCTTTGAGTTCCTGGCCGGCGAGTGCCATGGAGGCGCCGCGCTGCATGATGTCCTGCTCGTAGGCGCCCTCGCTGTCGTAGTCCGTGGTATCGGCCGTCTCTTCGTTCTCGGCTCGGTTGACGGTCACGTTGGCGAGGTTTTCGACGCGCAGCCAGGTGTCGGGGGTGGCGGACTCGACCTGGTAGATGATGTCCCGCGAGTCGATCTTCACGAACGTCATGGGTTCTCCCTGTGTGATGCTGTCCGCGACACCTCGACGCGGAAATTGGCCGTGTACTCGTCGCGTTTGTTGGCGTCCTGGCCGATGTAGACCGGCCCGCCGGACAGGCCGACGGCGAGGGACAGGTAGGTGCCGCCAGCGAGGCGGATCTTGGCGAGGCCGTTGAGCGCGTTGTAGATCGTCTCGGCGTCGCGTTCGGCCACGCGCGGGTCGGAGGCCGGGCCGCGGCAGCGGAACTGGACTCTGACCTCGTCGTAGTTGTCGGCCAGCCTGCTCTCGGCGCCGCCGTACCGGGCCAGGACCACGCAACGATCCGGGGTCGCGGGCATCTTCGGCGAGAAGGCAGGCCCGATGTCGAGGTCGAGTTGGCCGAGCAGCGCGAGCAGTTCCTCCAGGAGGGTCACCGGAGTGCCCGCCGGATCTGGGCGGCGATCAGCTCCCACATGGTGCCCGCCTCGTCGTTGAGCGGCTGCTCCAGGTACTTGGCCTGCCGGCCCGGGTCATGTCGCCAGGTCAGCTCTTCGTGCTGGCGGACGGCGTACACGGTGTCGTAGGAGACGGCGGCGCGGAGCGCGCTGTCGTCGACGCTGGTGACCGCGCTGTTGATGAGGGTGGACTCCTCGATCGGCGCGACCGCCGTCGACCGCTCCAGCAGGTGGTTGACGGCCTTGTGCAGGCCGCGCACCGCGCCCGCACGCTGGCGTGCGCGGATCTGGGCCGTGTTGAGCTTGAGTCGGGCGCGCGTCATTGGAGGGCCACCTCCAGATGATCTGGCGTCGGGAGACCGGCACCGTCCCGGCGGAGTGCGGCGAGAACCTGCGCCTGGCGGCCGTTGACGGTGACGCGGGAGCCGACCGGGCACGTCGTCAACAGCGGCATGTAGATGACGGTGCGGGCCACGATCTCCTCGCCGGTGTTGTCGAGGATCTTCTGGAGCTTGTCGTCCACGAAGCACTTCACCGTGATCGCGTCGCCGTACTCGGGGCCGAACGGGCCTTCGCCCTCGTGCGGCTCGATGGTGACGGTGTGCCTGAGCAGCCAGGCAGGTATAGCGGCCATCAGTCTGTCCACGGGCCGAGGCCGCCGACCAGGCCAGCCTGTTGCAGGATCTTCCAGGCTTGTGGTGCGAGGCGGGCGGCGGCCGAGCCTCCACCACCCACCCCGGCCTGTGAGCCGCGCCCCCGCCGCGCCAACCGGAGGGAGCCGAGCTGCACGTCATCCCACCGGCCTGCCACGCCGGTGCCCGATTCGCCCTCCTCCACCCACGCGGCCACCTGCTCGCACGTCGCCTCCATGAGCGCGGTCACGTGCGCGGCCTCGGTCGGCGCCCCGTCCTCGTCGACGTCGTAGACCGCGCTGAGGAGCGCCTGGTCGACCTCGCGGCTGGCGCGGGTAAGCAGCAGCTCGGCGTTGTCCGGGGCGACAGCCATGTACGTAGGGACGAGGTCTGCGATGGTCGCGTACGCCATGGCACCTCCCAGGTGGTCGCGGGCGGGACGCAGCACCCTCAGCACGGCCCGCCCGCGGGCTCAGGCGTCGAAAACCGCCACGGTCACGTTGGTCGGGGTCGTCCCGGCGTAGTTGACCCACACCGACCCGTCCGGCTGCCGATACGACGCGTCGAACGGGCCGTACGGCCGCCACTTGCCCGCGGCGACCGCGTTCCCCGGCAGGTCGGCAACGGCCAGCGAGGACGGCCCCACGACGCTCGGGTTGACGAACGTGGGAGTCAGCGCGGCGTCGTCGCCGTTGAGGACCACGAAGATCCGGTGCGGCGCCCACTGGAAGCTGTTGCCGTCGGTCAGCTCGGCGGCGGTGTCGACGGCCTCGGGGTCGATGCCGGCCTCGGTGAGCTTGGTGGCGGTGAGTGCAGTTCGTGCCATGTCGCCGTCCTCCTAGCTCACGATCGCGATCGGGCACTTGGCGACGCCGGTCTGGGTGCCGGTCGTGGCCGGGGCCACGTCGCCGGTCGCCGAACCGAACGTGAAGCCCATGGCTTTGCCGCCGACGGCTGCCGAGGCGGTGACGATCGGTGCGGAGCCGATCAGGGTCTGGACGGTGGACGCCGTGGTCGAGGTGGCGACGATGTACCAGCCGTCCTTCTTGATCGTCACCGGGGCGGTGAGGGCCAGCTTGCGGGCGGTGTTGGCCGCCCACGCCGCGGCGCCCTGGGCGGCCGACTGCGCCAGCAGGGCGCCGTCGGGGTCGTAGAGGGCGTGCCATCCGGCGGTGCCGGTGGCCAGCGCGGTGTTCCCGGCGACGAACGCGATGTTGGTGACGACGTCGCCCTTGCGCAGCCAGACGCGGGTACCGATGGCCACGCCGGTCGCGGTCGCGGCCAAGTCGCTGGTGCACGCCCAGGCGGGGATGTTGGAGCGCACGAACGCGCTCTGATCCTGCCCGGGGAGGGCGTTGTACGGCAGGTCGAGTGCGGCGGCGTCCGCCAGCACACCCTCGTAGTAGCGGCTGAGCGTGGTCACTTCTGCTCGCCCTCCTTCTTGGTGTCGTCGGGGTTGGCCGGGGACACAGGCGGGGCCGGCGGCTCCTTCGGCGGGGCGGGCGGCTTGCCGGAGGAGGTGCGCCTCTTCGGCTTCTCCTCCGGCTCGGGCAGGGGCTGGCCGGACGCGTCGGTCTCGACCACCCGGTAGCCCTTGGAGGCGTTGCGGTTCGCGAACAGCACGGCCGAGCGGCCCACCTGCACGGTGTTCTCGTCGGCGGCGCAGAAGCCGTCCTTGTCGCGGGTGTCGTCGAAGCTGACGCGGGCGACACCGTCAGCGAAGGACACGCCGCCGACCCGGCCGGTGAAGTCCGGCCGGGGAGCGTGGATCTCGAAGAATCGGATGCTCACGGTGGTCTCCTACTTGACCTTGATGTTGCGGATGACGCCGCAGCTCCGGGCGTGCTTGAGCACGAGGGTGGCCGGGCCCATCTCCAGCTCGCCGGTCTTGACCGCGCCGCTGGTGGTCCAGTCCGGGTCCCACGTCTTCATGAGCGGCTTGCCGGCCACGCTGGCACCGTGCAGGGCGTTCATGCCGAACCTGACCGCGTACAGGTCGGTGAGGTTGGTGATGTTGCCGCCGCCTCCGCCGCCGTCCGGGTCCCGGGTCTCGACCGGGATAACGTACGTGGTGTCGCCGGTCATGTCGTCGTTGGTGGTGCCCAGGTCCACCAGGGCGGCGTTGCCGTACCGCTCGACGGTGCGGCCGAGGGCGTCCTGGGTGATGGAGTACTGGCCGGCGCGCTTGGCGATGGCGCGGACGCGGGCGATCATCAGCCGGTTTCCGAGCAGCGCGTCAGGTTCGTCGTTGAGCAGCGACAGGAACAGGTCCAGCTCGTTGGAGACGGTGATCGCCTTGTCGACGGTGTTGACCGTGGCCTCGGACCAGTCGGCGTAGTAGGTGCCGCCGGCGTTGGGAATGTACTCGGTCACCGAGCCGGTGAGGGCAACGTCGAGGCCGTCGAACCCCAAGACGTTGCTGGCGTGGTCGCCCTGGATGAGCTGGGTGGCGAACGTGGTCCGGACGCCGCGGATCAGCTCCGAGGTCTGAAACGCCATCTCGTCGGTGAGCTGCGGGCCCAGGTGAGCGAGCGCCCGGTCCAGGTTGTACGCCCCGCCGAACGGATAGAGGCTGGACGTGATCTGGGTGCGCTTCGCCTCGGACGGGGTGTACTCGGTGTTGTAGGCACGGAACTGACCGCCGCGCGTCTGGGTCAGGCGGGCGTAGGTGTAGGTGAGGCTGCCACCGCCCGTGCCCGGGGTCGCCGTGTCGTCGAACGTGATCTGGTCGAGGAGCCAGCTTCCGCGCCGGGTCTCGTCGATCACTGCGTAATCGACGTCCGACGCGGCGTTGCGCATGGCGTCCGCGAGGGTGATGGCCATCTCTCACTTCCTGTCTGGTGGTTAGGTCTGCTGGCGGGCATACGCCTCGCGGATGGACTTCGGGCGCTCCTTCTGGCCGGCGCTTCCGTTGCCGCCGCCGAAGTCACCGCCCGATGTGCCGGGAGCCTTCGGAGCCAGCTTGGCCAGCCGGTCGACGGCCTTCTTGATCGCGGCCTCGTCCACGTCGCCGACGTCGGTGACGAACTTCGTGGTGTCGATGAGGTCGGCGGCGTCGCCGAGCTTGAGCCCGGCCTCGGCCAGCGCAGCCCGGAACGCGGTCGCCGCGAGCTTGGCGCCGAACGCCTTGGACGCCTCCGTCGCGCCTTCGGCCTTGGCCGCGGCGACGGCCTTCTCCTGGTCACTCATGGCTGCGGCCTTGAGCTTCTCCAGCTCCTCAGCCGCCTTGGAGTTGGCCTTGGCCTGCTTCTCCAGGGTCTTACGCTGCTCGCGTTCGGCAGCGAGCGCCGACTTCAGCCCGGCCAGGTCGTCGCCCTGCTGGGACGTCCCGCCGCCAGCTGTCGTGTCGTCCTGGGTGGTGTCGTCGGTCGTGGTGTCGTCGTCAGCCATGCGGCTGCTCTCCTTCAGGTGGGCGCCGGGACCTCACGTCCTGGTGCTCGGTGCCGCCGTGGCGTCACGCCAGGGCGGAGCTTCAGCGGGCGCGGCCGATCTGCTCGCGGTAGCGGAGCCGCTTGAGGCCGTGCTCGTCGATGTGGGCGCGCAGCGCGGTCTGCCACTCGCGGACCTTCGCGTCAGCGCGGCGCTTGGCGAGCGGGTCGAGGGCGCCCGCGGAGCGGCGTTTCCAGCGGCGGATGTGGCGCTCGATGGCGCGCTGGCGCTGCTTTGCCTCGTAGCCGTGCGGGTCGTGGACCGCGTTGTCCACCCGCGTGACGCCGGGCAGGTAGAGGCTCGTGGAGTGCGTGCAGTTCGGGTGGAAGAGCCCGGCCGCGCGCGCGACCGCGATGGGGACGACGTTCACCGCGATGATGCGGTCGTCCACAATCTCGTCCTCGCGCAGCACCCGGCCAGCACGGCCGGAGAGGGACAGGACGCGGCGCTCCCAGGGCCGGCATAGCTCGCACTCGCGCGGGCTGTCGGACACGATGACGAGGTCCTCACCGGCGTCGGTCAGCCGGTCGAAGTGGCCTTGTCGCATCGCCTGGTGGGTGCCGGTGCGCACGGCCATCTCCGTGTAGGAGGCGAGCTCCCAGCGGCGGCCCGCGGTGTCAGTGAACCCTGTGATCCCCTTGTCGAGGAAGCCCTCCCAGGCGTGCTGGGCGGCCTGCCGCCGGGTCTGCACGCCGAGTAGCACGTCCGGGAGCGCGGCGCGGGCGATCACCTCACGGTAGACGTCGAGGCTCCAGCGGAGGATCTGGGTGTGCGTGCTGCGCAGGGTGAGCGCCAGCTCTCGCGCCAGCCGTACCAGCGCGCCCAAGCCGGGCAGCGCCTCCAGCGCGCTGGCCAGGTCCGGCAGCGGAGCCTCGGCCTGCAGCTGCAGTTCTCGGAGGGCTTGCTGGCCGCCGCGTTGTGCCGCGAGGGCGATGGCCTGCCGTACCGCGTTGTCGGAGTCCTGGCCGAGCTTGGCGAGGATGACCTCGATCCGCCTGCGCAGTGTGGTCAGCTCGCGCAGCTTGGCCTGGGCCCAGTCCGGTGAGTCGATCCCCGCGCGCAGGCTGACGGCGATGTCACGGGCCAGCCTGCGCTCGACCCCGGTGTACAGGTCGAGCAGGGTGGCGACTAGGTCGTCCACCGTGGGGGCGGCCATGATGACCACCCCCTACCAGGTCACATACGGCCGTCAGGGGTCTCGTACGGCTCGTCGAAATCCATTTCGGTGAACAGCCCGGCCTTGATCGCGCTGTCCAGATCGTCAACACTGATCGCGAGATCCTCGTTGAGGGCCTTCACAGTGCCGCCGAACCAGACCAGAGGCGTATCCATGCCTCCATCATCTCTCAGCCTGGGGCGGCCCGTCCTGCCCTTCTTCGCCGGGTTCGACTCCGGGCGGCTTGCCGAACGCGTTGCCGAGGTCGGCGAGCGGATCCGGCCGCTGGTCGGCGATCTTCTGGACTTCGACCTGCACCTGCTCTTCGTCCCAGTCCTGATGCGCCATCCGCACGAGAGTCTCGTCGGAGGCGGCATCAGCGCGCCGCAGTAGCTCGACGGTCTGGGCGAGCTGCAGCATGTCCGGCGAGACGGAGTCGGCGAGCACGATGGTCGGGCGTTCCGGGGTAACGCTGAGGTCGGGGAAGAGGGCGGCGGTGAGCTCCAGCAGCATCTCCAGGCCGTCACCCAGAGCCGGGAGGGTGTAGAGGCCCTTCTTCGCCCTGGTCGTCAGGCTCCTGCGCTCCTTGGCGGACACCTCGGTAGCGGTGATGGCCACGCCGTCGTCGCCGAGCCCGAAGCTCTGGCCGGAGTATCCGGTGGCGCGCAGGATCGCCGCCAGCTGCTCGGCCTGCGTCTCCCGGTGCTCCTCGAACCGGATCGCGAACTGCTGCGGCGAGATTTCCAGGCGTTCGCTGTTGACGAGCGGGTTCACCGCTTCGTACAGCTCGCGATCGAGGTCGAAGTAGGAGCCCTTCCCTCGACCGGCGTTCTCCAGGTACGACGAGGGCACGATCAGCCGGGCCTTCGCGAGGCGGATGTCTCGCATCCAGCTGGTCCAGGTTTCATCGAGGGCGTCCATGAGGCCGAGCACCGGGCCGTCGAAGTCGCTGCGGCCGAGGTTGGCGCCGGCCGGGTAGTTCCGCCACGTCCGGTTGGGCCTCATGTTGGGGATGTAGACGGCGGTGCACCGGTCGATGCCGGTGGTGACGACGGGCTTGAGCTTCTCCGTCTCGGGGTGGGCGGTGAGTGGCATCTGGTCGCCCAGCTGGCCGGGTGCACCCTTCCACAGGGCGTGCTGGATGCCGCCCGGCTGGTGGTGCTCCAGGTGCCACCAGCAGGTGGTGTCGTCGGACTCCAAGATCCGCCAGAACGTGCACGCGTGCAGCCGGCCGAACCGCCACTCCGGTACGGCCGCGTCCGCGTGCACCGCAGACAGCCACGGGGCCGGCGCGACATCCGGGTTCCAGACTGCGCGCAGGTAGTAGCCGCCGAGCGCCGCCCCCACCTCGGCACCTTCCAGCAGGGTGGCCTGGAGCTGGGGGAGCATGTCGTCGAGGTGGGCCTGGGTGGCGTCGTTCTCGCAGGTGATCGTCGGGGGCTCGCTGAAAAGCAAGTCGGCGGACATGGTGGCGATGTCGCTGGCCACCGGGACGTGCAGCTTCGTCAGCCGTTCACCCTGCGGGGTGGGTGCGCCCCAGAACATGCGGGCCATCGCGCCAACGATCCCGCCGCGGTACTGCGAAGGCCGGTTGGCCGGCTGCTGGCCCTGGTAGAGGGCGGCCAGTTCCTCGGGCACGCCCCTGTACCAGGTGTCGAGGACGCTGTAGTGGCTGTAGATGGGCTGGAGGTGTCGGGGCGGCCAGGTGCCGCCGCTCGGCAGCGGCATCAGGTGTCCTTTCACAAAACGAACGTGGAACTATCTCTGGACGCGTATCGTTCTCGATATAGGTCCCTTAGTGCATCGAGGTGAGAATCCATGAGCGATCCGCCACCCGCATCACGAATCCGCATGACGACGCCGACCCGCTTGGTTCTCGATCTCCTGGTCGCTGCAGATCCCGCCGACCCGCCATGGGGATACAGGATCTGCGAGCGGACCGACCTTGGCCCTGGCACGGTCTATCCGATTCTCGAACGCCTCGAAAACGCTGGCTGGATCACCGGGGAGTGGGAAGCGGCCACCCCGACCGATCGGCCGCGGCGACGTGTCTACACGCTGTCCAGCGTCGGCCGCCATGGTTACGCTGAAGCCCAAGCTGCCCGTAAGAGCCGCAGCTGGCTGCCTGCCGGTTTTCGCCGGGCAGGAGGCACGGCATGAAGCGGAGCGAAGGAGCGATCTACGTCAAGGGCCACTACAGGAGGCGACCCGGAGGCGGGCGCACCTGGGTCAGGCCGTACACAGCTCGTCTTCGTGAGGGCGGTACTGGCACTACCGCAGCCGCCGGAGCTTCCGGGGTCGCCCTTCTCCTCGGTGCCCTAGCAATCAGGCTGCCTGATTGGACAGATGCTGAAGGAACGGCTGCTGCTCTCCTCCTGGTCACCCTCAGTGCTGGCTCGTTCGTAGTCGCCCTTCTGCGGATGATTCTCAAAAGGCGGCGCACGGTGTCGCCTTCTCAACGACTGGTCGATCTGGCCATGCTCATTGGAGGCGGCAAACGGCACTGGAGGCGGAACGAATGGGCTGTGGACCTCGCCGAGAGCCCCGCTTCTGTGTGGCTAGGCGCAGAGCTCGTAAGAGCCGCGATCGTCATGCGCCTGTCCGACGTGGGCTCGTGGGCTCGTCGTCAGCTCTGCAAACTGCTGATCAGCGAATTTCGTACATGGGGTGTACTCGTTCCGATCTTGGTTCTGGCCTTCTCTGACGTCATCAAGTCAGAGGGGTGGGGCGTGGCAGTCTTCACGATTCCGACCGTTGTGGTCATCTACGAGGGCGTCGCCTGGCTGCGGAAGCGATGGGGCGTGCACGTTCGGCATAGCGATCGCTCTGACCGCTCCGACGAGGACGCGTGAGACCAGCTGGCCAGCTACGCAGCAAGGAGCACGGGCTCTCGTAGCTGGTAGCGCCAGATCGCCCGCGTGGTGTGGGTGCCATACCGGATCATGTCGAGGCCGTGGTCTGCGACCTTGACGGGTTCATCGAGGCCCTTCTCGGCTTTGTCCTCGTCCCAGCTGTAGCCGGGAAACTCGTTGATGATCTCCGGACACGACGCCGCGATCTTCAAGCGGTCCGTGGCCAGCAGGCTCGCGACGGTCATGATGCCCGGCAGAACCTCGTTGTCGCCGAGCGTGGATGTGAGCCCGTCCTCGTGAAGCTGCGCCCGGAAGCTGGCCGCGCTCGGGTCGATGACGGTGTACGGCGGTCGGCCGCCCGTCCGATCGAGGAAGTCGCGGAACCGCGCGCTGTACTCGACGTCCGTGAGCTGCCGATACTCGCGCTTGGAGTCGTAGCGCCATTCGTGCGTGAGGTACAGCCGCTGATCGGCGCCCAGGCCCAGGCGCCCGGCATGGAACGGGTTCGTCGTCCCGTAGTCGGCCGCCGCGCTGATCCACCGGGTGATGGGCGGCACCTCGCGCACCACGTGCACGGCCGGGTCCCACATGTCGTAGATCGCGCCCGCCGCCAAGCACCATTCGCCCTCGATGAACCGGCGCCGCCACAGGCCGACGTACTGGGCCATCAGCAGGTCGATGTACGACTGCTCCAGGCTCGGGTTGTCGCGGAGGGTGAAGTGCCAGCTCCTCACGCCGACTGCGGCGCCGCGGAGAAGGAAGTCGGTGCGAAGCCAGTGCGCCGGCCCGTCCGGGTTCGTCGTCGCCAAGAGCTTCGCGCCGGGCGCCCGCAGGCGGGACAGCAGCATCATCCAGAAGCCCTGAGGCACCAAGGTGGCCTCGTCCACGTACGCGAGCGCGATCGTCGCACCCCGGATCCTGCCCTCAGCCTTCGCATCGGAGGCGCCGACGAGGTGGACGGTGCGGCCGAGGATGACTGCGGTCGTCGAGCCCTTGGTGTGGTGGATCTGCCCAGCGACGAAGCCGAACAGCACCGACGCCTGGAGGGGATCGATGATGTTCCGCTCGATCGTCTGCAGGGTGCGGCCGATGATGACGATGAGCCCATGGTCGGGGGCGCGGATGACCGCGATCAGGAACGCCAGGAGCGAGGCGATGGTCTTGCCCGAGGAGACCGCGCCGGCCCAGAGGGCGATCTGGGGCGTGGCCAGCGCGCCCACGACGCTGCGCAGCTGCTTGGGGGAGAGGACGCGGCCGAGCGCGTCGAGGTTCACGCCTCGTCGTCCGGCGGCAGGTTCGCCGCGGCGACTTCCAGCGCCTCGGCGATGGAGCTGAGCATCGAGCGCGCCTCGCTGGCTCCGCTGTTGGCGTCGTAGTCGGTGAGGCGCAGGGCCTTCTCGACGGCCACACCGACGGTGGACATGATGTCGCGCTTGTCGCGGAACGGCGGCTCGTCGACGGGGTGCTCGTTGTACACGTTGTCCCGGCCGCCGAACGAGTGGATGGTGCAGGGTTCCCAGAGCTGGGCGCGGAGGCGTGCGGCGTCGGCGAGGAGGTCGGAGGCGAGCTGGGCGCGGGTGGCGGCGTTGTCGGCGGCGCGGGCGGCGGTGGCTTCGCGGGTGCGGGCTCGGTCGAAGCTCAAGCCCATGGCTTTGGCGTGTGTGGAGACGGTCCAGCGGTTGCGGCCGATCTGTCTCGCGATCTCGTTGCAGCCGAGGCCCTGGGCGTGGAGGTCGCGGATCTGGTCGCGTTCTTGGTCGGTGACGGGGCGCTGGTCGGAGGGCATCGGTCACCCCCTGGAGTGCGAAAGCCCCGCGCGGTGGCGGGGCTTGTCAGGTCTTCGGGCATGCGGAAGACGCCTCGATCATGGGTTATCCACAGGGGAGGTGTCAAGCCAGGTCAGGCGCGGTCTTCCAGCCGACTCGTGATTGCGGCCAAGATTTCCGTCTCGATCTGCTTCTTGAAGTAGTCGGGCCTGGTCTGCCGCAACTCGCTCCGGTTGGGGGAGGTTGCTTCCACCGAGGCGTATGCATCGGGAGTGGTGTCGAGGTTGAAGGCAGCTCGCGTGATCGGAATCAGGTCCTTGCTGAGCATGGCAGCGCGGGCCTTCATGCGCGCATCTCGGGTAACCACGTTGCTGTCCTGCGTGTTCAGCTGGGAGAGATCCGCGAGGACGCCGAGCTCGAAGTCGATCCGCCGTTCACGGATCAGCGCCTTCTCGTTCTTGTTGCTGTTGATGGTGGACTGGACGATCGCGCCAGCGGCCAGGAGCGCGGCGACTGCAGTACCAGCGGCGTTGACGTACTCAAGCCAGTCGGGAACGCTCACGACTACTTGGCCTCCCACTGCGCGATGTCAGCGCCATCCGCCTTGACCCACGCACTCCAGATGATGTTTCCGTTGGCGAGCTCGACACCTAGCCGAATCTCCTTGGATGCTGCGGGCGATGCCGGAACCTCGAGCTTCTGTCCATGACCTACAACCCACGTCTCCTGTGCTATGCCGTCCAGGGTGTGGTTCAACTCCGGTCCCTGCGTCATAGCGACCTGCACAGTGTCGCTACCTCGTTCCTGTGCGTGGAAGTGCACGAGCTGAACCTTGCCCATTCGATGATTGCTGACGGCAATTTCGGCATATGTGCGGCGGTAGATGTGGGTGCCGTCGACAGGTATGTCAGTCAGGTGAGCAGTGACTTTGACCGTCACCTTGTAGCCTCCGCGCCTGTACGCTGCCCTCGCAAGCAGCATGCTTAGTCCGGCGATGACAAGCCCGCCGACTGCGATCCATCGAGCCAGCCAGTCAACCTGTGGCGCAGCAGTGAAGAGTAAGCTCACGAGTACATTCTGCTCCCATTAGTCACTCTGTGCTGTCTGTTGCACAGAATGCCTGGCCAGCTGCTGCCAGTCGGCGAGGGGCCAGCACGGCTGCCCACCCCACCACGTCCCCACGTCCCGCAGCGGAGGCTCGCACACGCCCATGCACACGATCGCGACCTGCTGGCCGGGCAGTTCGACGACGCGCCATGTCCAGGCGCCGCCGGCCGGGTGCTCGGTGTCGACGCCGTGGCACCAGGGGCAGATGACGCGGACGGTCTGGCCGGTGTAGAGCATCGCGAGGCAGCGGGCGACGGCCTCGTACATGCGGGTCAGCGTGGGTTCGGCGAGGGCTGCCCACGGGCCGGGCTCACCGTTGTAGTCGTGGTGCTCGGCCAGGAGGGCTGCGCGGATGGCGTACAGGTACGGGCGGGCGTCGAGCTGGCCGAGTGCGGGCGGGGCCGGCGGCGGGCACACGGACCATTCGGTGAGCTCGGCTGCGAGGTCGTCGGCGCGTACGAGGACGTCGAGGGCGGCCTGGAGGACGCTGACGTCGACGGGGGCGGGGGATTCGCCGAAGGACAGGTTGGAGCGCTCAAATCGTTCCTGGCGGGCGATCGCGTCGCGCTCGGCGCGCACCTCGGGGGACACCTCGCTCTGCTGCCAGGGGCGTGGTGTGGCCATGGGGAGGCGGGCGTCGAGGAGGTCGGGCCAGTAGGCGATGAGCCAGTCGAGGGTCTCGACGACGTTGGTCACGGGGCAGCTCCGGGCGGTGGTCAGGCGGTGAGGTCGAAGAGCGGGACGAGCTCATACGTCGTGGGCATGCGCTTGGGGGCGGTGGGCCGGCCGCAGGCGCAAGGGCATGACCAGCGGCAGATGCGGTCCGCGAGCCACACCTGGGCGACTGGTGTCGGCCGCGGTGGGCCGTCGATGGTGACGTGCTGGTACGGCTGGGCGAAGCATGCGGGGTGGACGCCGGTCCGGTCGGCGATCATCCCCTCGCGCGATTGGCGGGGGCCGCGGGCGCATCGGTCGTGCTGGTTGCGGGTGCAGGAGTGGCAGTCGTGGCGTTGGCATGCGCATCGGGTGTAGTGGCCGGGCCAGGTGGTGGTTTCGACGTGGCGCATGCGCGGTGTCCAGGCGTGTTCGCGGACCCAGGCGGCCTCGTCAGGGGTCACGACGCGATCCGGACGCGGGTCTTGAGGCAGATGCCGCAGCGTTGGGTGAGGACGCGGCCGACGGCCTCGACCGTGGTCCAGCGGTGGCGAATGTGGATCATGGCTGCTCCAGGTGGCGTCAAAGTCCGCGGAGATGGCGGATGACCAACTGCCCGTCAGCCATGGCTGATCACGCTGGCCTTGACGTACGCCTCGTAGGCGGCGACGGGGACGCGGATGGATCGGCCGACGCGGATGCTGCCGGGGAACGCGCCCTCTTCGACGTAGCGGTAGATGGTCATCGGGGCGACGCGCAGTTGTGCGGCGATCTCGGCGACGGTGAGGTACTTGTCTTCGCGCGCGGGCTCGTCAGCCAACGTTGTGGCGTTGGTGCTGGTCATGGGTTTTGGGGCTCCTTGATGTTGAGGATGTAGGGGCGTCCGCAGGGTGCGGTTCGGTGTGGGTGGTCGGTGGGGGCGTGCCAGTGGGTGCGGGTGCAGTGGGGGCATGCGTGTACGTGGAGTTGCATGTAGCCGGTGTTGGGGCTGATGACGATGACGGCGTCGACACGCGCCAGGGTGATGCAGATGTCGGCCTTGTACGGCTGGGTCATGTGGGGGCAGGTGGTGGCGCAGGACGGGGCGCAGTAGCCGAGGCCGTCGGGTTGTCCGCAGGTGAGGCATCGGGGTTCGCAGTCGCCTGTGATGAGGCGTCGTGGGGGTCTGCGGTGGCGGGTTTGTGGGGTGGGGCGGGGGCTGTCCCCACTCCCGTCCCCTCTATCGAGGGGAGGGGACGGGGACAGAGTGGGGGACTTCTGCCCGGACCTTGATCGTCCCCTTGTCCCCGCGCTGTCCCCGTTGTTGTTGTGGGGTTTGACCTGGGGGTTCTTCTTGATCGTCCCCGGCTGTCCCCGCTGTCCCAAGTCGTCGATACCGGGTAGGGGTAGGAGTAGTTCCTGATCTACATTGGAAGGGGTGCGGGGCTTTGACCTGCGCGTTGATGCGGATTTCATGATCGTCCCCTTTCTGTCCCCTGATCTTGGACGGCGTTGAAGACGCCTCTGAGCTGGGCGGTATAGGTGAGAGGTGGGGGTATGCGGCTGGTTTCGTGTCCCCGAAATTTCATGATCGTCCCCAAAATCGGGGACGATCTTGAAGGGTCATGTGATGCCCGCCTTCCGTGCCGCGAGGGCCTGCGCGAGCGTCTCGTTGCGCACCTTGATGCCGCCCTGGGCGAGCTCTGCCCGTGCCTCCTCGCGAGGGGCGTCGAGCGGCACCTGGAGGCTGTCGAGGTACTCGACGATCTGGGCCACCTTCGGCGGGAGCCCATTCGCCGCGGCGCACAGCTCATGCCGGAGCGGGTCCGCGCGGCGCCGCAGCTCGATCAGCGGCACGCCGTGGTTGGCCCGGGACATCTCGCGCTTCAGGTACAGCTGGGTCTCGGTGGTCTTCACCAGGAGCCAGACGGCGTCGACGTCGGCGCCCTTCGCGCTGGAGCCTCGCTGGCCTTTCTCCAGGTCCTTTCCGGAGTGGTCGAGGCGGATGACGGAGATGCCCATGCCCTTGAGGGGGGCGAGGGCGTGCCGGTAGAGGTTGGCGAAGGTGTCGGCGTCGTTCTCGCTGCCCTCGATGACGCGGGAGACGGTGTCGATGATGACGAGGGCGGGCTGGTGGGCCTTGGCCATGGCGAGCAGGTGCTGTCCGCCGGTGGAGGAGTCGAGGACGGGCAGCGACGGGAACGAGAAGTAGACGAGGTTGGCCTGGAGGAGGGCGAGGTCGTCGGGGCCGTAGCCGAGGTTGGTGAGGCGCTCCACGATGTCGGCCTGGCTGTTCTCGATGTCGATGTAGACGACGCGCATGGGTTCGCGCGCGGCCTGGCCGAGGACGGGCCGGCCGGTGGCGAGGGCGGCGGCGATCTCCAGGGTGAACAGGGACTTGCCGGCTTTGGGCGGGCTGTAGATGGCGATGGAGCGGCCCTGCTCGATGAGGGGCTCGACGAGCCAGGGCACGTCGTCGGGTTGGGCGGAGAACGCGTGTGTCCAGTCGATGGGGGTGTAGAGGCCGGCGAGGGCGTTGGCGGCGTTGGTGCTGGCGCCTGCGATGTCGCCGAGGGCCTTGGCCAGTTCGTCTTGGGCGGCGGTGAGGGCGTCGTGGACGTCGTCTCCGGCGTTGTGGACCCATTGGATGCCGCGGGTGAGGGCGTGGAGGGCGCGGCGGGTGGTGGCGTATCTGGCGACGATTCCGGCGTGCCAGGCGGGGTCTCCGGCGAGGGGTGCGGCGGCCATGAGGTCGTGGAGGTAGACGAGGCCGTTGTCGATGCGGGGGAGGGTGCCGTCGCGTTGGAGTTTGTCGCCGACGATGACTGGGTCGGTGGGGGCGTCTTGGTCGTAGAGGTTGAGGATGGTCTGGTAGATGAGCTGGTGGGCGGGGCGGTAGAACGCTGTGGGGTCGGGGAGTGCGGCTCGGATGTGCTTGACGATGTAGGGCACGGTCATGCAGGTGCCGAGGACGGCTTGCTCTGCGGCGAGGTCCCAGAGCTTGGTGTCCTGCTCGGTGGTCAACCGTGTCTCCTGGTAGTTCTTGTGCCGGGGGTGGTAGGTAATTCGTCCATATTCCGTAGGCTCTGGTGACCTGCGGTGATGGCTGGCTGGGCGGCTTGCGAGTGAGGCAAATCGCGCTGGCTGAGGCGCATTGGCGCAGGTCGCGGCGATGTAATGGAATATGGACGAATGGCGTCAAGCCGGATGTCTGAGGCGGCGTTCACGCTCCTTCTGGGCTGCGACGGTGGCCTTGGCTGCGGCCTGCTGCTCTGGTGATGCGCGTTTCTTGCCTGCGGCGATGTGGCGGGCGTCGGTGACCCAGCTGTCGGCGAGCGAGGGGTACGGGTTGTGGGGCGTGTACGAGGGGCATTCGCCGCAGTAGCAGCGCTTGGGTGCGCAGTGTCCGCCGGTGGGTTCGGGTCGGCCTGCGAGGGCTGCGGGGGTGTGTGCGGGGCAGCGTGGGCCGGGGAGGTAGGGGCGTGTGGGGGTGGCGCCGCAGTGGGTGGCTGCGGCGCCGTTCCAGTGGGTGCAGGGGGTCATCCGGCGGCCGGGGTGCCGCGCATGATGACGACGCCCAACTCCTCCTGGAGATGGGTCACGACCTGCTTGACGGCGTCGCGGCGGACGTTGTCGGCGTTGTCGAGCAGGTATCCCATCTGCAGGGCGCCGCCCTGGATGCGGTAGCGGAACCGCGCGGTGACCACGTACGGCTCGCTGTCGTCGAACGGGGTGAGCCCGAGCTCCAGCTGGCCGGGAACCTCGATCTGGCCCTTGGCGCCGGCGCCGGCGTCGGTTTCCTCGGTAAAGACGAGCCGCTTGTTTCCGTTGGCCAGCACGGTCGCGCTGTTGAAGGTGACGCGGGTCTGGGTCTGGAAGTGCTGGACGAGCTCCAGCATGTCGGCGGCGGTGGGCTTGCGGATGTCGGCGCGGTTGTCGTCGATGAAGTCGGCGAAGTCGGCCTGGCGGATCAGTTTGCGGTCATGGTAGGTCCAGCGCTTCCAGGCGTCGGTCTCGGCGAGGGTGAGGATGAGCTGGTGGTCGCCCCAGCGGGCGGTGTTGTCCTCGTCGAGGAGTTCGACGTTGGGGGTGGCCTCGTGGGCGTTGAGTACGGCGGTGATGCGTCCGTGGTCGATGTCGACGTACACCTCGGAGCCCGGGTCGGCGTGCTTCTTGTAGTAGTGGATGAAACTCGCGGCGTCTCCGACGGCCACGCGGCCGGTCTTGCGGCGCGGCTGGGGCAGGTGCTTGTCGGATAGGTCGATGACCTCGACGCGGTCGCCGAGCTTGTAGCCGTAGATGTGGCCGGGGATGAGTCCGTCGGGGGCGGTGGTGTTCTCCAGCGCCTCGATGAGGGCGTCGTTTTCGGTGCGCGTGGTGGTGGTCACTGGGCGAGGTCCTTCGGCTGGTTGGTGGGGAGGTCGACGCGGCGCAGGCCGGGCAGGGCGATCTGTCGGGGGTCGTCGCGCAGCAGGTTTCCGGAGTCGTCGGCGAAGAAGATGGCGGCCTTGGGGGCCGGGCGGGGGGCCTTGAGGGTGACGTCGCCGCTCACCGCCAACGCGTCCTCGTTGCCCTTCATGGGCTCGACGACGATCTTCAGGGTGAGCTCGCCCTTCTTCCCGATGTCGCGGACGGCGGCCACGAGGTCCTGCATCAGGGCGGCGGCCTGGTCGGCGACTTCGCCTGCGCGGATCTCCTGGAGGATGGCGGCGAACGGCCTGGTCTGGCCGGGATCGTTGTCGGGGTGGTCGGTCACTGGGTTCCTTCCGAGGTGATGGTGGTGGCGCGGTCGGCCTCGGCCGACCGGCGCTTGTGGTAGTCGCAGGCGCGGCAGGTGGGGCGCCGCTGTTCGCGCCCTGACGCCCAGGGCGCGAACGCGTACAGCGGCTTGATCTCCGAGCAGGTGATGCACTCGCGGAAGGTCGCGGAGCTGCTGCTCAACCGGCCACGCTGCTGGATGGTCAGTCCGGCGACGATGCCGCCGGGGTCGCAGTGCCACGGCAGGTCGAGAACCCAGTCGCGGCATTCGTCGAGGACAGGGCAGGCGCGGCAGAGCTTCTTGGCCGCGTCGTCGCCGCCCTCCGACAGGCCGTACATGAGGTCGGGCTGGCCGATACACGCGCCGGTGCCGTCCCAGGTGGGCAGGTACAGGTAGTCGAGGAGGACGGTCATGCCGCCGCCTCGTCCGTCTGCGTCTCCAGGCGGCTGGCGGTGGCGTACCGCTGGACCGACCGCTCGCTCACCCCCAGCTCCCACGCGACCCTGGCCAGGGAAAGGGGCGGCCGGATGGCGGCGAGCTCCTGGTAACGGGCCACCATCTTTCGGCCGTGTGAGCCGAGGGGACGCCACGGCTCGGCGCGCTCGAAGAGGCGCGGGAACCGGGTCAGCGTGCCCGCGCACCGGCGCCGCTCGTAGCAGGTGCGGATGAGTCCTCGGCTGTGGTGGAGGCCGGCGGTTCCGCAGCATGCGCAGGTGATGGGCCTGGTGGGGATGGACATCAGCCGATCACCACCTGGGGCCATGCCACCTTGAGCATGGCGTCACGCTGCGCTTTCCGGCCTTGCCGGTATGCGCTGTTGGCCTGACGGCATGGCCCGCACCGGCACTTCCGCTTCACATACGCGGTCAGCGTGCCGTGAACGGTCGGACCAGGCTGTAGACGGCGGACCTGGTCAGGGCGGGGCAGCTTGCCCCGTCCCTTCGCGTCGCGGTCGGCGTTGTTCTCCTGGACAGTGCCCAGGAAGAGGTGCCCGGTGTTGATGCAGGGCGGGTTGTCGCACTGGTGCAGGACGCACAGCCCATCAGGAATCGGGCCCACTTCGAGCATCCACGCGACCCGGTGAGCGAGCTGCATCCGCCCCTTGAACCAGATCTGCCGGTGCCCACTGCGGGTGGCTGCGCGACCGGGGTAGAAGATGCAGTCGCCAACGACCTTGGCGCGGCCGAACAACCGCTTGCGGGCCGCCTCGTTGTAATGCTTGGTCAGGGTGTCGTCGGCCACTGGACCTTCTCCATCGCGGCGAGGTGGAGAGCAGGGAGCTGCTCGATCGGGTGGCCGAGGTGACGCATCCCCATGGACCGCAGGAAGTGCGCGTCGACCTGGTTGTCGTCGCGCAGGTCCAGCCCGGCCCGCTTGAGGAGCTCGACACGCATGTCGGGCTTCGTCGCGTTGCCCTTGCCGGTCGCGTACCGCTTGAGGCTGGAGGGCGAGACGACCGCGTAGGGCACGTCGTGAGCCGCGAGTCGGCAGACGACGCGCCACCAGAGCCCGGCGGCCTCGTGGTGTCCGGCGCCGAGCGCCCGCGAGTAGGCGGGCCCCTCGATGACGACCAGGTCGGCGGCCTGGACAGTGCCATCGCCGAAGATGTCGGCGGAGATCCAGAACAGCCGCTCGCAACCGCGCAGGTCGCCCGCCTTGATGGTGCGCGTTCCGGTGCTGTCGGCGACGCCGGTGGCGGTGAGGGAGAGGTCGAGGCCGACCACGAAGTGGGTCATCACACCTCCAGCACGGAGGAGGAGGGGGCGGCCGGGGCCGCGCTGACCGTCACGATCAGCGCGAGCACCGCGGCGGCCAGCAAGCCGAGGAGAACCCCGGCCAGCAGGGCGACGACAACGAGGCGGGTCACGAGCGCCCCCACTGATCCAGCGAGACGCGGGCGTCCGAGACCGCGGCGTTGAGATCGCCCAACGTCCGGGCGGCGGCGGCGCGCCGGAGGAGGTCGCGGTAGGTGTCGCGCTCCTGCTCCAGCGCCTCGGCCGCCGCGGCGTGCACGCAGTCCTTCGGGCCGTCGCATGGCGCCCGCTCGGCGGCGGGGAGACCCTGCTCGGCGTCCAGCACGTCGACGGCGACGGTGGCCGCAGCGATGAGGTCGCGGCCCCACTCGGCCTCGAACACGACGAGTTCCTCGCCGGGGCCGAGGTTGATCGGTACGGCGGGGCCGGATTCGCCGCGGATGAGGTCGCCGGCGGCCGGGCGGCCGAGCGCGGTTACGGTGGTGCGCCTGAGGTGCGTCATGCCGGGACCTCCTGGCGCTGCGCGGTCACAGCGGTGAGGGCGGCGTCCCAGGCGGAGGTCTGGCCCTGGCAGTCGTTGAGAAGCTCGGCGATGTCGGCCAGTTCCTGGTCGGATAGGTCTGCCGGGACACTGATCGTCCGCCCGAGCAGGGTGGTCAGGTCACGCAGCCGGTCCGGTCCGGACAGGTGAGTGTCGAGGCCGTCGAACTCGGCGCCGATCCGCTTCTCCAGTTCGGCGCGCCGCTGGCTGCTCTCGATCCGCTGCTGCCGCAGATGTACGACCGCCCGGTCGACCTCGTCGGCGGTGAGGTGCTTCGTCGTGCCCTCGATCGGTCGGCCGAGGAACGCGGTCAGCCATGCGAACCGCGCCTGGTCGTTGAGAGTGGTGGAGCCCTTGCCGGTGTGGGCGGTGATTCCGCACTCGGTCATGAGGATGCTGAGCCCGCGGAGCTGCGCCGTGCTTGCCGCTGTCGGCGCGGCCGGGGCCGCCTGAGCTTCGTCGCTCCCGGACGCGGGCTGGCCGCGCCGGAGAACGTCGTTCGCAGTTGCCCGGCCGCTAACCGTGGCCTCCACGCTGTACGCCTGCGCCTCGGTGCCCAGCTCTTCGGCCGCGTACGGCATGGCGTGCAGCACGTCGGAGGCGATCAGCCGACAGATCTCGCCGGTGGCGCGGGCCACGAGCATCGTGCGCGGCTGCTTGGTCCACTGGTCCTTGGTCAGGCCGAGCCTTGCGGCCCGCTCGATGGTCCATTCGACCTGCTGCCACTCGGCTTCGCCCTTGCGTTGGCCGCGAATGATGCACACGGTGTCGGTCGATTCGACGACCTGCACCTTGTGGCCGCGCGATTGGACGAGGCCGCGCATGGCGTGCGCGCGGAGGCCAGGCGTGCCATGGATGATGTCGATGGACCGGAGTGCGGCCATCGGCTGCATGCCCAGTTCCTGCCCGGCGAGGATGGCGGCGGTGATCTCGGCGGGCTTCCCGCGCATCGTGGTCGGAACGAAGCTGCTGCGCGCCAGCGCCTCGGCGATCTGCTCGGCCTGTCGCGCTTCCATGGCCCACTGCATGAGCGGGCTCGGCTGGGGCTGGGCCATGGCCACCTCGCGGCCCTGGTGCTCGTTGGGGATGGCGAGTTCGGTCACAGGATGTCCTCGGTGATGACGTCGGAAGCGGACCACGCGTCGGTGGTCCAGCGGGGCAGGATGATGGGGGCGATCTCGTCGCTGCTGTAACCGGGCCAGCTGCCGGTGGCGGAGCAGTTGGCGTAGAGGTCGAGGGCGCGGCAGTTGCGGTCGCGCCCGGCGACCACGTCATCGGGGTCGAGCGCGACGACGTTGATCAGGTACGGAGCGCTCTTCTCCTGGAAGACGAAGACGAACAGCGGGTCGTCGTCGAGACCGGCCGCCGTGACGGCGTCGCGGTACCAGGGGTCTTGCATGAAGTAGCCGTAGTTGGCGATCGTCTTGGCGACCGCATGCCCCGAGGCGTCGGTGGTGGTCTTGTAGTCGGCGATGACGAGGCGCCCGCCACTGGGGTGCGGGAGCCAGTCGAGGCGGGCCCGTCGCCACACGCCGGTGTCGGGGTCCTGCCAGATGAAGGTCTTCTCCGGCTGGCCGGCGGCGGGGTCGAACAGGGCCGCGGCGAGAGGATGCTTTTGGATGGCGGCTGCCATGCCGTGCACCTGGTCCCAGTCGGCGGGCTTGAGCGGGATTGCGCCGCGCTCACGCACCTTGGCGACCCTTTCCTTGATCTCCTTGGTGCGCCACTCGTCGGCGTCGATGCGCACGAGCTCCGGCCCGGCATCGAGGACGAGTTTGTGGGCAGCCGAGCCGATCTCGAAGGGCTTCTTGGGACCGGGCGGATTGTCCTGCTGCCACCGGAACTTTGCCGGGCCACCGGGCTGCAGCAGAGCACGTGCCCCGGAGGAGGACAGCGATCCGCCGGGGACGGGGTCGCTGTGGTAAGCGTCCTCGGGGATGTCGTAAATGCCGGGCTGGCTGATCACCTGCTCGGTCGTGGTGGTGCTCACGCGGGCCTGCTTTCTGGGACCGTGAGCCCGCACGCGTCGCGGGTGCCCTGCGGCCGGTTGTAGGGGTGGGCCCCCGCCGTGTGGGCGGGGGCCGTGATGTCGTCGTCGCGGAGGAGGGCGATCCAGTCGTCGGCGTCGTTGTCGATGGCCGCGTGCAGGTCTTCGCGGCGGGCGCGGCGACGCGCCAACAGGCCGGTCACCGGTCGCCGCCGACGTAGCGGTAGCGGCGGGCCGGGGCGACGCTGGGAGCGACTCCCCGATCGCGGACGCCCGGCACCAACTCGGCCAGCCCCTCGGCGATCAGGTCGCGCATGACGGCGTGCACCGAGTACGTGTGGTCCTTGCCCAGGCTGAGCTTGCGCTGGAGGTCGTACGCGCTGAGCTCAACGCCGGGCCGCTGCTGGAGGCAGGCCAGGATGCGCGGCTTCAGCTCTGCGGAGCGCTGACCCCACCAGGAACCGATCCCGGAGTGCTTCCTGTAAATGCGCTGGTAGCGCTGGACGGTGCCCAGACTGACGCCCATCCGCTGGGCGATCGCCTCCGGCTTCAGCCCCTGCTCGCGCAGTTCGAGGTACGCCTCGTAGCGGGCCTGCGCCTTGGCCAGCCACCGCTGCCGCGCGGCTTCCATGGCCTGGCTTCGGGCGGGCGGCGCGTAGTCGCGCTTCGCGTCGCGGAGCTGGACGTCCCAGCGCCGGGCCTGCTCGTACGACACGCCCATGCGCTTGGCGCCCTCGGCGATGGTGGCGCCGCCCTGCCTCAGCCGGCCGAACTGCTCTCGGCGGTCCGCGGCCTGCCGGGCGTACGCGGCTCGGGCTCTCGCGGCGCCGCGTTGCCGTGCCCGCGTGGCGTCGGTCACGGCGGTCACCGAGGACCACCTCCCCCGGCCCGGATCTCGCGCATGGCCTCAGCACCGGCGCGCAACTGCTCGTCGGTAGCACCGAGAAGAGCGGCGATGGCGAGCGTCACCACGTCCAGTGGGTGCTCGAACTCGTTGAGGTCGCTCATCGGCCACCGCCGATGCAGCCGCCGGAGATGAGCGTCAGCTCCATCCCCACCTCGACCACCGTCCGCTGCGCCCGCTCCCGGCCCGCCGCGTCCCGGTAGAGCACCGCGACGTGGCCGGAGTCGGCCCGGCGCGCGTAGTCGACGCGGACGGGGTCACCGCCGTTCCACTCCGGCGCGGACACGAGCTGGCCCTGGTGCAGGTCCACGGCCACCATCACGCACCAGCCGAAGCGGTCTCGCGCACCTGCTCGTCCTGGGCGCGGACGATGCAGTAGACGCTGACCGGGACGCCCGCGAACGTGCTCGACGCGCGCACCGTGGTGCAGCCGCCGTCCGTCCGCTCCGTGCACTCCGCCATCAGCAGAGCGGCGAACTCGGCGACGGTCTCGCGCTTGATCGCGTGGCCGGACAGCTCACTGGGGGCGTGCGCGGACAGGACCCAGTCGATCTGGGGCGGGCTGGTGCGGATGAGGGTGGCCAGCGCGCCGGCGGCGCGCTGGCGGGCGAGCCGGTCGAGCAACTCGTCGGAGACCGGGCTCCACACGCCGTCGGCGCCCTCGACGACGAGCACGGAGTCGGGGAAGGTCCGCTGCAGCCCGCGGAGCATGTCGCGGGCGGCGTCCTGGTCGGTGGTCGGCTCGGTGCTGCTGATCTGGTCGCCGTCTCGCCAGATGTGGACGGCGTAGCTGATGTTCATGGGGTCGAGCTGCTGCACGGTCTGGGGGATGATGTTCATGAGACTCGTGTCCCTTCGTAGGTGGGGATGGCGGGTCTGCGAGGTCCGGCCGTAGGGCGGCTGGGCCTCGCCGCATGTCAGGACTGACCGGCGCGCTTCTTGATCCACGCCTCGACCGAGGCGACGGAAACGCGCGACTTGGGCTTCTTGGAGCCCTTACGGGCGACGTCAACAACGGTCAGTTCGCCGTCGGCGACGAGTCGGTAAGCGTGGGCCCGCGAGACCTTCATCGCCTTGCCGGCCTCGGGGATGGTGAGCAACACCTCACCCTCACCTCCGTTGGAAGAATTTGCGGACATTGGATGTGAAAAAAGGGTCCCGACCTCGCATCCCAACGCGGCGGCGATCCGCTCGGCCGTTGCCGCGCTGCACGTCTGTCGGCGGCCGGATGTCAGGTGCTGGATCGCCTGCTTGGACAGGCCTGCTGCGGATGCGAGGGTGACCGTGTCGTGGCGGCCTGCCATGAGCTCACGCAGGAGTGCGCGGCTTCGGAGGGCCAAACCGGGACGCCCAGACACGTGGGGAGACCTCCTGAGACGTTGGAAGAATTTTCCAACACTCTAACCACACCCAGAGACTCGTGTCCACCACATGGACAGTTGGACCCCCATGTAGCCGGGAGGATCTGGTTTGATAGCGGGATCTTGTTGTCTGTCATGTCTCGGGATACAACGGGCGAAACGGCCCCCTGTAAGAATCATCCAACAGTCATGACTCATAACAGGGGTTGCAGTTAGGCGAGGGCTACCACGAGAGGCGTCATGATGCCGCCGCGAGACATCAATGGCACCACCAGCGAGTACCCGTTCACGACGTACATCCAGCAGTACCTGGAGCGTACAGATCTGAGCGCAAGAGCGCTGGCCAGGCAATCGGCAGACCCCGAGACCGGCCAAAAGCTCAACCACACCTACGTGTCTGCTCTTGCAGCGAACGACGTTCCCAAGGCGCCAGAGCTGTGGCGTTTGCGGTCGCTAGCAGCAGCGATGTCGAAGACCGGCGAGGCATTGAGTGAAGGCGAGTACCGCCGGCGCTACGAGGAGCTCAAGCGACTGGCCGCCGCCCAATGGCTCGACCTCGGTGAGGTCCTCCAGGTGCAGACCGGGAGTGGCAGCTGGGTCACGGTCAATGTGCCGCCGGGCCTGTCCGAGGCGGGCCGGCAGGACGTGATCAGGTGGGCCGAGAGCATGGCGAAGAATTTGGATCAAGCAGACTGACCATTTGGGTCCTGACCGGAAGGTGACTGTACGCTTACTTGTCGTAAGAATCTTCAACCATTCCGTTGTCCCAGGCGTCACACTGTCGTTCCAAAGCTCAAATGCCCGGAAAGACTCGGTGATGCTCACATGGCCGGAACGGTCCGCTATCGCCTCCTCCCGTCCCACCAGCTCCCGTACGGCCCGATCTGCATCCGCCGCAACGCGGTAGGCAACATCACCGTCGCCGTCGACGAGACCCAGATGGACCCCATCCTGGGCCCCACCATCGCACGCCTCAGCGACGGCATCCTCGACGTCGGCAGCGTCACGCCGCTATCCCAGGTACGGGTGCACCGGGATCACGCAATGGCCGCTGACGAGCTCGTCCTCGTCTCCATCGAAGCCGCCACCGTCGAGGTGTTCCTCCCCTCCGGCTTAGTCAAGCCGGCCGTCACCGACCAGCTCGGCGTCCACGGCACGCTCGCGCTCCGCGAGCTCATGCGCATGTCCCCGATCATCGGCCAGGGCCCCCGCCCGGCCGCGTAGCCAGGGAGGTATCCATGCACCTACGCAAGACACGATCCGGCCGCTGGCAGGCCAACGTCCGCCTGCCCGACGGGAGCCGCCGCTCCGCGACGTTCGACCGCCGGGCCGACGCGGACGGCTGGGCCCGTCGCGCAGAGGCTGCAACCCAGGTTCTGGCCGCCACGAACCACCTCACGCTCACCTGGGCGGTTGACGGGCTCAACATCCACATCCCCGATGACCTCATCACCATGGACCGCGCACTCGTCCTAGAACGCCTGCTCAAGGAGGTCTTCGCCGGGGCGGAGGGCTGATGGCGTCCTTCCGGAAGTTGCCATCGGGACTGTGGCAGGCCGTAGTACGCCTGCCGTCGGGCAAGCGGATCACGAAGACCAGCAAGCTCAAGAGCATCGTCAAGACCTGGGCCACCGAGCAAGAGGACAAGATCGCAAAAGGGCGGCGGATCAACCCGAACGCTGGCCGGATCACGGTGGGCCAGTGGTACGCGAAGTGGTGGCCGGCCCGCGTCGTCGAGGATGAGACGCGCCGGGGTGATTCCGGCCAGTTCACCAACCACATCCTGCCGTACTGGGAAGAGTGGCCTACGGGCGAGATCGGCCGCATCGACGTGCAGACCTGGGTCCGGACGATGGAGCGGCAAGGAATCGGGCGCCACGCGATTCGCCGCTCTTACAACCTGTTCTCCACGCTGCTCGGAGACGCGGTGCTCGAGGACCTGCTCCAGATCAGCCCGTGCCAGAAGATCGATCTTCCAGCTACGCCGCCGAAGGCACCTGCGTGGTTCACTCGCGGCCAGGTCGATCAGATCGTGTGGCGCCTCCCGTCCGGGCACGCGGCGATGGTCGAGCTCATGTGCTACAGCGGCCTCCGGTGGGGTGAGGCCGCGGCCGTGGCTGGTGCTGACCGAGACAACGAGACGGGCAACCCGATCGACTGGCTTCGTGGGCGCATCCTCGTCCGGGGATCTCTGACGCAGAAAGGCGTGTGGAAGGAGTATCCGAAGAACAGCTCATCGCGGCGTGAGGTGCCGGTGCCGCGCCATGTGCTCGATCTCCTGGCACCGCTCTTCGAGGGCCGGGCGACGGATGCGTGGGCGTTCGTGGCTCGCCGGCGCTCCCCGAAGACGGGGGAGTTGCCGACGCTGTCGGGGGCGAACTTCCGTGTGGTCTGGTATCAGGGGATCGACGCCGCGAACGAGGCGATTGAGAAGCAGAACGAGGAACTGCCGAAGGCCAAGCGGATGGGTCTGGTGCCTCGGCTTGACGTGCATGACTGCCGTCACACGGCGGCGAGCTGGCTGGTGCAACAGGGCGTTCCTCTCTATGACGTGAAGGCGCTCCTGGGCCACTCCTCGATCCAGACCACGCAACGCTATGCACACCTGGCGCCGGATGCGCACGACGCGGTGGAGGACGCATGGTCGAAGATCATCGCGCATCAGCAGCGCACAGCGGCCTCTGGCATGTGA